TCCAGGATCTGTTTGATAAAATGCTGATGCTGGAATAATTTGCATACCTTGACCAATATCCCAATTTAAAAATACATTGGCTCCGCCACCATTTTCATAATACCAAAGATCTATCTTTTTAGGCTGATTAGCAGTAAAAGCAATTGGCTCAGAGGTAGTTCCTCCACCACCCTTATCTACCCAATCATCTGTTAATAATGTATCATTTATATATAATCGGGTTCCATCATCTGCTGTTGCTAAGAATGATATGTTTTGTGTTGTTGGGCTTACTATATACCCTGAAAAATGAACTTGAACATCTTCTGAGGGACCACCTAAAACTGATCCACCACCCCACTGAAGGTCTATATTAGGAACAGTAGTTGTAATTATTGGGGCTGAGTCATTACAGGGCATTGGGGGAGAATCATTGTATCCAAGACAGTCATAAACCTTGGCTACAAGCCCTGCAGAGGCTGCGTGAGCCTTATCTACCAACAAGACAAGCGGGGATAAGGCTAAGATCAATACAAGGGCTACACGCAACAATCTTTTTAGTATTTTTAACTCCATCTTTAGTCTGTGGTGGTGACTAATAGTTTTATTATACCATTTTAAGCAACAAAAAAGGGAGCCAAGTTAATGACTCCCCTTAGTGTTGGACTGATTACTTCTTTAACGCAACCTTAGTCTTAGGATTCTTTGCATTCCACTTCTTAGCAAGAGCATTGTACTGTGCCTTATAAGTTGCTGTTGCAAGATCTGTTGCTGCCTTAGCAGATGCTGTTGCAAGATCTGTTGCTGCCTTAGCAGATGCTGTTGCTGCAATCTTTTCTATTACTGCATCTGCAATTGCTTTTGCTGTTTCTGCTTTAGAAATTACAAGTGCTGCATCTGCTGCTAACTTAACTGAAACTGCTGTTGCCTCTGCTGCTGCTTTTGCAACTAAATTAGCATTAGTTAGTACAGCAACCTGTGCTGTCAATGCTGCGATCTGAGTAGCAAGATCTGATACTACAAATGTTGCAATTGCTGACTTGACTGCTACTGGCAAACCAGTTGCTGTTGCTGCAATTGCTGCATCTGTTGCAACCACTGTAACTGAACCTGCAACTGCTGTAGCAAGTGTTCCTGTAGCAGAACCAAGGACTGTTACTGGAGTAACGCCTGCTGCTGAAGTGACTGCTGAAGTTGTAAGTGTCTTTGTGATTGAAGCATCAGAGAATGTTGCTCCAATTAATGTTACTGCAACTGCTTCTGATGCAACGGGATTCCCGAATACATCTGTTGCTGATACAGCAAATGTAGGAGTTGTTCCTACTGCTGTTGATGTTGGTACTGATAGAGCAATGTTTGCTGCTACTCCTGCTGTACCCTGAATATAAACGATTGTTGAATAGGCACCATTTGTAATGGTAACAGATCCAACTGTTGTTGATGTTGTGTAGGCATAAACTGTCAATGCGGTTCCTGCCGATGTTGCTGAAGTGGATGTAACCCCTGAAGCAACTGTCTTTGGTGCATCTGTTGTATTAAGTGCAGTTACTAAACGAACTGCTCCTGATGCTGTAAATGTAACCGCTGTTGCTGTATCTGCTGTTGCAGCAAGTGCAATAGTATTACCCGCAGCAATTACATTTGTTGCTGGCACTGCAACTGTTGAAGGTGCAAGTGCCGTTGTCGTGTTTGCTGCAGTTGCTACTGTAACAACTAACGGGGCTGCCGTTGCTGAAACTGTAGATAGACTTGTAATTGCTAGGGCTGCAGCGATAGCAATTGAGATTTTCTTGAATGAATTCATTTTTCTCCTTGTTAGTTTGTTTATATTAAATTGAACCTGTCTAGGAAATTTTTAACATCGTTAGGCATTTCCCTATTATCCAAGTCTATCATACCCTCTTGCTTTTGTGCAAGCCGAGTTGAAGAACTCCAAGTATGGACATCTATCTCAGTATTATTAGTCTTAGGTGTATGAGATATTGCACCAAAAACTGCTCCGCAAAGAGCATCTGCTAAGTCTTTAGATTTTTTTCTAGGGTGATCTACACGATTGCCTTTCATAATCTTTAACTCAGACATTTCTTCTAGCAATATAGGGATCATGGGGATTGCCACACGCTCCTCATAAATCATCATTGCTAAATCCTCGTAGTGTTTTTTTGCAACAGAAACCGTTTCAGTTCTTATTCCTACTGCTTGTAATTCGTTTTGAATGTCAAAAGACTGCCAACGGTCAAATGAAACCATGCCAAGGTTAAACCCTTGTCTACGTAGATTCATAATCCATTGCTTTACCTCTGATAAATTTACTGGTCCTTCTGATCTTGGTTCCCACCATGCTACTGCATCTACTACTACGATGGGTGCTACCTGTTCATAATCCTTGATTACTTGAATATTTACCCAACGATCTACGTGAGCAATAGCAACTGCACACTTATCGTGTTTTTGTGCAAGGTCTGCGTGTATGTAATATATTTTATCTGGGTCTGGTTTAAAAGATTCATCAAACCTTCTAAAACTATCTAAGGGGTTTCTAAGTGTCATAACCTTTTCTAGTTTAAGCCTGTCTTTAAAGAACGCATCAGATGAATAGGTTGCCATGCAAGCAAAACGCATCATTGCATCTGCAAGGTCTGTATAGAAAGCAATCTTAAAGTCTTCTATCTTACGTGTTGGATTTACTTCCCAAGTTGGTTTTTTAAATGCTAATACCTTTGGTATTTTGTATGAAATTATTATGTCTTCGTCCCAGGATATTTCAAATTGATTTCCAGGATCATCGTGTGGTAATTCCTCATTTATGATAAACGTATGTTTTCTTTCAATTGTTTCTTTTTCTGCAATAACAGATTCATATTTTTGAGTTATATAGTCTCCTTGATATCTTGGGAATGATAGTAGTGCTACCTTTCCAAGATCAGGAAAACGAGAGTCTACACTACCACGAAATGCTTTGTATATATTTTCTGCAGTCTTTCCTTGGTCATTGCCAGTTCCAACTTCAGATGAAAACCCTGAAATTTCATCAAGTACTGCCATAAAAAGGTTTAAACCTTCATGAGACTCACGCTCTGAGTGACCAGAGTAAACTGTAATTGACTTATCAAATTCAACTGAATCTGCTTTTGGATTATACTTTCCAGCAAACCAAGGGGACCTTTCAATCTTAGTTTTAAAACCTTTAAAGAAAACATTCTTTGCTTGTTGAGCGTTAATAGCAACGTTAATAATATCAATAGCATCTCCTGCAGGCTTGCCATAATACACTGCTGGGTCCTTTAGACATAGCATCTTGTACACTACATATGCGCATGCTACTGTAGATACGAAGTCTTTTCCGCTACCCTTGCCTAATTGCAGAATGATTTCATTCTTGGTAAATTTTTTATAGTATGCATCTCCTGCAACATCACCCATAATACCTCTAAGATCTTCTTGACGATATATCTGGCTCATTGCTTCTACTATGTCGTATTGAATTTGTGAGAGGGGTGGCTGCCCAAGATACTCTGGTGATTCAACAAATGTCTTTGCATCAACAGGTTTTTCAACAAAATGATTTTCTTTAAGTACTTCAAAGAAATCATTGAACATCGTGGACAACTGTAAGTACCTCGCCCTCTTTTGCAATTGCAGAAAGGCGACGCATAATAATGTCTCTAACTTCTGGGTGAGAAGATGCAATATCCCTAAGAATTCCTACAAGTACTTCTTGTCTACGCTCAATCTCAACCATCTCTTCTGCAAGTTCTTTATTTTCAAGAAGACCAGCCTTCTGTAGCATATCAATTCTTTTAGATTCAATATCCATAACAAGTTTGATTCCAGCAGTTTTTGCACTAAGATTGCTAGTCATCGATGCTTCATCAATAACTTCATATGACTTTAAAATAAGTTTGCTGTAGTGTGCGTCAGCACCAGCCAGTGCATCTTTAGCACGAGCACGAATAGCAATGTTGTTGGATGTTTTTTCTTTCCACTCATCAATAAAAGCAACTACACGAACTCTTGGTACTGCTAATTCTTTTGAGATTTGAGTTGGATCACTGCCCTTTAGGTATTCTCCAACAACAGTATTCATCATGTCAAGATGCTTGACCATCTCTTCTTCAGTTGACATTATATTTGCCATCTAATCTATTAATTTCATCTTTGATATAAAAAATTGCCTTTTCAAGGTCTTGAATTGTTTTTGCTTCATCTTTAAGTCCTGCTCTCCACAAATACTTAAAAGCATTTCCAATATTATAATTTCGATGTCTAGTAATTTGAATTGCTTCTATACCACTTGGATCAGAGGTGTAGTGAAGTGGGTGATTAACCTGATCAACGGTAATCTTTAACTCTGTATGATCACTCACTGGACTCATCCTCTTCCCAATCAAATGCCTCTGGCATGCCCTTTAGCGCAGTCATAACAAATGTTATACCAACTGCTCCAGCAACTCCGATAGCGATTAAAAGTTTTTGACTTTTTTTCATCGTTTTGACTTCCTTAATCCAAATTTAGCAAGGTAGACATAGACTGTTTCCACAGTACACCCACACTCTTTTGCAATCTCTTCTGGAGTCTTTTTATCCATAACATAGCGTTTACGCATAAAAGTCTCACTTGTATATAGTTTACCAGTCATAATGTTATTTGTCAACCCCAATCGCCTTGATCCAATTGTTTACAGCCCAATGACCAATACCGCAAGCATCAGCCACATCATTATCTGCAACCACTCTTTTATATTCAAATTCCATAAAATCTATAGTCCTTTGCTTCCGAAGGTTTCTTTCATATGTTTTATACCAAGAAACAGACTTGCCAGGATTTCTAGCAATGATGATTGCTTTTTCTTCTTTAGATATTTTTTTATTACCAATGTAGTTTTGCCAAGTGATAGGAGATACCTTACCGATAATACGAATACCTGATTGACCAGCGGCTCCAAGCAAAGCCCCTTGAACAAGGGCAAGATCGGCAGCAGTTTTTGGACTGTTAACGTAGACCGTATGCTCAATAACAATAGCATCTACATTTACGACATGCTCAAAAAAACCTTTTGATTTTCTTCCAGCATCAATAACTTTTTCATAAATATCTTTACCTTCAAAGTTAATCTTGCCATACTCTTTAAGTTCTTTGCCATGAAAGATAGCGTATGCAAGGCTGTTAGTACTTGCATCTATGGCACATACTCGTTCTGGTTGAACTTCCATGCCCCACTTATTCTTGCTCATAGTCTATAAAGCCTTTCAACTCTTTTAACATTTTTGCTACTGTTTTTTCACTAACATTACAATTAGAACAAAATCCAGAATCATTATAGATTGATAGTTGAACTCCACAACCACCTACACAATTTCTAACTTTTCCTTTTCTTTTTTGACGACGAGTTACTTGATACCTTTCGGTAATCTTATCCTTTGTTGCAGCGTCTCTACACTTAACACTACAATAAATTTGATAAGTTACCTTGGGATTAAAGTAAATATCACATCTGTCACAAAGTTTCAATCAACCCCTCCATAGATTTGATTTTAAGGACTCCAGTACCTGCTTCATCACAGGCTGCCTTGATAGGGCAAGTCTTACATATCTTTGAGTTGGCACGATAATTTTTTGTTGGAAGAGTTCTATCTACCCAAGCCTTACGAACATCTCTCATCCATTGAAAGGTTTGATCAACCCATTGACGATAGTAATCTCCAACCTCAATTGGCAATACTAGTAGTTCGTGGTTGTTTTTATTTTCATAAATAAGAACTCCTTTTTTCTTTCCAAGTATCTTCATGTAAATAAGTAATTGAATTAGATGACCAGACTTTGGCTTCATTGAGTTTTTACGATACTCAAATCCCTCGTTGAGCATTGTTTTGATTTCTCCAACAACCTCTTCGCCTTCCCAG